GCGGCCGATCCCGCTCATCAAGGCGCTGATGGCCGATACGGACGTGACGGTGACGCGGCTCAAGACGATGGACAACCGCGACAACCTGGCCGCCGGATTCATCGAGACGATCCGCAAGCGCTATGCGGGCTCGCGGCTCGAGCGGCAGGAACTCGACGGCGAGCTGATCGAGGACCGCGACGATGCGCTTTGGTCGCGCGGGCAACTCGAGGCGGCGCGGCTCGACGGCCGGCCGGAGATGACGCGGATCGTCGTCGCGGTCGACCCGCCGGCGAGTTCGGGCAGGCAGGCGGACGCGTGCGGAATCGTCGTCGCGGGATTGTGCGCTGACGGACGGGCGGTGGTGCTGGAGGACGCGACGGTGCAGGGGCTGAAGCCGCAGGGCTGGGCAGCAACGATCGTCGATGCCTATCACCGGCACGAGGCCGATTGCGTGGTCGCCGAGGTCAATCAGGGCGGCGACATGGTCGGTGCGGTGCTTTCCGCGGTCGATGCGAGCCTGCCGGTGAAGGCGGTGCGCGCCTCGCGCGGCAAGTGGCTGCGGGCCGAACCGGTGGCGGCGCTCTATCATCAGGGCAAGGTGGTCCATGCGCGGCGCTTTTCCGAGCTCGAGGACGAGATGTGCGATTTCGGGCCCGAGGGCCTTTCGAACGGACGCTCGCCCGACCGGCTCGACGCGCTTGTCTGGGCGCTGAACGAACTTCTTCTGGGGCGCGGACAGCAACCGCGCATCCGCAAACTCACCTGAAGGAATTGCCGATGGGATGGAAATGGCCTTGGGCGAGACGCCCGGAGGACGATGGCGCGCGGCTGGAAACCCGGTCCGCGAGCCTTTCGCCGGGCTTCGTCGCGCTGCACATGAATGGCGAGGCGGTGTGGACGCGCGGCGATTATGCGGCGCTCGCCCGCGAGGGCTTCATGCGCAACCCGGTGGTGCATCGCTCGGTGCGGATGATTTCGCAGGCGGCGGCGACGATCCCCTTCCTGCTCTATGAGGATGGCGAGGAACTGACCGAGCATCCGCTGCTCGACCTCGTCGCGCGGCCGAATGCGCGCCAGTCCGGCCCGGCCTTTCTGGAGGGGCTCTACGGGCATCTGATGATGGCCGGAAACGCCTATGCCGAACTGGTAGAGACGCCGTCCGGCGCGCGCGAACTGCACCTGTTGCGGCCCGACCGGGTGACGGTTTCGGCCGACCGCTCGGGATGGCCGGTGGCGCTGGAGGAGCGGCAGGGGGCGCAAACGCGGCGCGTGGGGTTGGGCTTGGCCGAGGGCGGCGGGGCGCATCATTTCGCGCTCTTCCATCCGCTCGACGATCATTACGGCTTTCCACCAATGCAGGCGGCGTTAATGGCGCTCGACGTCCACAATGCGACGGGGCGCTGGAATAAGGCGCTGCTCGACAATTCGGCCCGGCCGTCCGGCGCGCTCGTCTATGCGCCCAAGGAAGGCGGGAACCTGACCGACGACCAGTATGAGCGGCTGAAGGCGGAGCTGGAGGAGGGCTATACGGGCGCGGTGCGGGCCGGGCGGCCGCTGCTTCTGGAAGGCGGGCTCGACTGGAAGGCGATGGGGCTGACGCCGCGCGATATGGATTTCATCGAGGCGAAGAACGCGGCGAGCCGCGACATCGCGCTCGCCTTCGGCATTCCGCCGATGATCCTCGGCATTCCCGGCGACAACACCTATGCGAACTACCAGGAGGCCAACCGCGCCTTCTACCGCCTGACGGTCCTGCCGCTGGTCGAGCGCATCGCGCAGGAACTCGGCGGTTGGCTGGCGCCGCGCTTCGGGCGTCGGCTGAAGCTGCATTACGACGCCGACCGGATCGAGGGGCTGGCGGCCGAGCGCGAGGCGCTGTGGGCGCGGGTCGGGGCGGCGGATTTCCTGACCGACGCGGAAAAGCGTGAGGCGGTGGGCTACGGCTCGCGGCCGGTTGCGTGAAGGAGGCGACATGAACATCGCGATGGAAACGGCCTGGCTCTGGCTGGCCAAATTTGCCGGCGCGATTGCCGGCTCGGCGATCTCGGTCGCCTATGTCCTGCCGCGCGGCCGGCGCGAGGCGGCGCTGCGGTTCACGGTCGGCGTCGTTTCGGGCCTGATCTTCGGCGGCGCGGCGGGACTGAAGATCGCTTCCGAACTCGATGTCGGATCGGCGCTCGGCGCCTTCGAGATCATGCTGATGGGCTCGGCCGCCGCGAGCCTCAGCGCCTGGTGGGCGCTCGGCCTCGTGATGCGGCTCTTCGACCGGGCTGACGGAAAGACGGGGCGGGGCGGCAAGGGATGAACATGGTGAAACTGGAACGCAAACTGGTCGACGTGGCGATCGACGGGGTGGACGAAACGGGCGTGTTCGAGGGCTATGCGAGCCTGTTCGACCGGATAGACATGAGCCGCGACATCGTCGAGCGCGGGGCTTTTGCGAAGGCGCTTTCGAAGAAGGGGCCGGGCGGCATCCGGATGCTTTTCCAGCACGATCCGGCGCAGCCGATCGGCGCGTGGACGGCAATTTCGGAAGACGAGTTCGGGCTGAAGGTGCGCGGGCGGCTCTCGGCGGGCTCGGCAAAGGGGCGCGAGGTGCGCGAACTGATCCGCGACGGGGCGCTGGACGGGCTGTCGATCGGCTTCAAAGTGGTGCGCGGGCACACCGATCCGAAGACCGGCATCCGCCATATCCGCGAGGCCGATCTGTGGGAAATCTCGGTCGTGACCTTTCCGATGCAGGACGGGGCGCGGATCGCCAAGGGCGATGCGCTGCCGACGACACGCGAATTCGAGCGCTGGCTGACGCGGGACGCGCAGTTCACGCGCAAGGAGGCGAGGCATGTGGTGACGCATGGCTTCGCCAGTCTGAGGCGCGAGCGGGACGCCGCGCCGGACGCAGAGACGAGCCTGGCGGAGCGTATTCGCCGGGCGGCACGATCCCTCAATCAAAGGACCATTCTTCGATGAATCCTTCCATCGAGACCAAGGCGGCGACCGGCGAGATCGGCGACGCCTTCGACGATCTGATGACGACGTTCGGCGCGTTTCGCGAGGCGAACGACAGCCGGCTGGCGCAGATCGAAAAGCGCATGAGCGCCGACGTCATCACCACCGACAAGCTGGAGCGCCTCTCGGCCGCGCTCGACCGGCAGCAGCGCGCTCTGGACGAGATGAGCCTGAAGCGGGCACGACCGCATCTGGGCGGCGAACGCGGGGCGACTGTCGCAATCGAGCACAAGCACGCTTTCGACACCTATGTCCGCGCCGGCGAGGACCGCTCGCTGCGTGACCTCGAACAGAAGGCGATGAGCTACGGTTCGGGCCAGGACGGCGGCTATCTCGTGCCCGACGAAATCGAGACGGCGATCGGGGCGCGTTTGCGGGAACTCTCGCCGATCCGCTCGATCGCGACGGTGCGGCAGGTTTCCGGCGCGGTGCTGAAGAAGCCTTTCGCCGTCGATGGTCCGGCTGTCGGCTGGGTGGGCGAGACGGCGGCGCGCCCACAGACCGCGACGGCGGCGTTGCAGGAGATGCAGTTCCCCACCATGGAACTCTACGCCATGCCGGCGGCGACGGCAGCGCTGCTGGAAGATGCGGTCGTCGATCTCGGAGACTGGATCACCGGCGAGGTGGAAGTCGCGTTCGCCGAGCAGGAAGGCGCGGCCTTCGTCAATGGCGATGGCGTCAACAAGCCGCGCGGCTTCCTCCACTACGGCTCCGTGGCGGAAGGCGACTGGGCGTGGGGAAATCTCGGCCATGTCGCGACCGGTGTCGACGGCGCGCTGCCGGCGCAGAACGCCTCGGACGTGCTGATCGACACGGTCTATGCGCTGAAGAGCGGCTATCGCCAGAATGCAAACTGGGTGATGAACCGCAGGACGCAGGCCGCGATCCGCAAGCTCAAGGACGCCGACGGCAACTATCTCTGGCAGCCGCCGGCGACCGCGGGTGCGCGTGCCATGCTGATGGGCTTCCCGGTCGTCGAGGCCGAGGACATGCCGGACATCGGCGCGGATGCGACGCCGATCGCCTTCGGAGATTTCGGCCGCGGCTATCTCGTCGTCGACCGGGCGGGGGTGCGCGTGCTGCGCGACCCCTATTCCGCCAAGCCCTACGTGCTCTTCTACGTGACCAAGCGCGTCGGCGGCGGGGTGCAGGATTTCGACGCGATCAAGCTCCTGAAGTTCGGCACGGCGTAAAGGCAGGTCGTCT